GCCCGCCTCTGAGCGGCTGGCCTATCGCGGTCCGGCTCCGATCGCGACCGCTGCGACCCCCGACGCTTCCACCCTTTCCGAAAACGCCTGAACGAGGAGACCCCAGTCATGTCTGGATCCTGGAACGACTTCAACGACGCCAAGCAGAACGCCAACATCATCCCCAAGGGCACACTGGCCAAGGTGCGCCTGACCATCCGGCCCGGGGGTTTCGACGATCCGGCTCAGGGCTGGACGGGCGGATACGCCACGCGCGGGACGACCGGTTCGGTCTACCTCTCGTGTGAGTTTACGGTTCTTGAAGGGCCCTACGCCCGGCGCAAGATCTTCACACTGATCGGTCTCTACAGTCCTAAAGGGCCGGACTGGGCGAACATGGGGCGCAGCCTCGTGCGCGGTATGCTGAACTCGGCGCGCGGCATCTCCGACAAGGACAACTCCGCTCAGGCGCAGGCCGCCCGCCGCATCAGCGGCTTTGCCGATCTCGACGGGCTCGAGTTCGTCGCAAAGATCGATGTCGGCACGGACACCTATGGCGATGAGAAGAACGAGATCCGCGCGGCTGTGACGCCGGATCACAAGGAGTATTCCGCCATCATGGGTGTGGCTGGCGTGGCGCCGATGCAGCCACAGGCTCAGCCTTCGCAGTCGTCGATGCCGCAATCTTCTGCACCGGCGGCGGGCGTGCGCCCGTCCTGGGCACAGTGAGGGCTGAGCCATGCTGCTGCGCCCCCGCCAGAAACAATTCGTCGAGCGCTGCGTGGCTGCGCTCGACGAACATGGGAACACCCTTGGCGTCGCGCCAACCGGCGCCGGCAAGACGATCATGCTGTCGGGCGTTGTCGGGCGCATGGTCGGCGAGAACCCGAAGAGCACGGGCGCCAAGGCCTGTGTGCTCGCCCACCGGGACGAGTTGACCGCTCAGAACCGCAGCAAGTTCGGTCGGATGAATCCGCGGATCACCTCCTCGGTGGTCGATGCCAAGGAGAAATCCTGGAACGGACAGGTCACCTTCGCGATGGTGCCAACGCTGGCGCGCGCGAGCAATCTCGACCAGCTGCCCGCACTCGACCTCATGGTCATCGACGAGGCGCACCATGCGGCCGCCGACAGCTATCGGCGCATCATCGACGCCGCGCTCCAGCGCAATCCCATGTGTCGGATCTACGGTGTCACGGCGACCCCCAATCGGGGCGACAAGCGCGGTCTGCGGCCGGTGTTCTCGAACGTCGCCGACCAGATCCGGATCGGCGAACTCATCGCCTCCGGCCATCTCGTGGCGCCGCGCACCTTCGTCATCGATGTCGGCGTCCAGGACCAGCTCACCAAAGTGCGCCGAACGGCCGACGATTTTGACATGGCCGAGGTCGACGCGATCATGAACCGGTCGCCGGTTACGGAAGCGGTGATCCGCCACTGGCGGGAGAAAGCCGGCGAGCGCCAGACGGTGGTATTCTGCTCGACGGTCGACCACGCCCGCAACGTGACCGACGCCTTCAACGCGGCTGGTGTTGGCGCCGGACTGATCCATGGCGACATGGCCGACACCGACCGCAAGGCGACACTTGCGGCCTATGCCGCTGGTGATCTGCGGGTCGTCGTCAATGTCGCGGTCCTGACCGAGGGGTGGGATCACCCGCCGACGAGCTGCGTCGTGCTGCTGCGGCCGAGCTCATACAAGTCAACCATGATCCAGATGGTCGGCCGGGGCCTGCGCACGGTCTCGCCCGAAGAGCATCCCGGCATCATCAAGACCGACTGCATCGTGTTGGATTTCGGCACCTCCACTCTGCTGCACGGATCGCTGGAACAGGACGTCGACCTGAACGGTCGCGGGGCCTCCGGCGAAGCGCCGACCAAGGACTGCCCGGACTGCGGCGCCATCGTGCCGCTCGCCACGACCGAATGCCCGCTTTGCGGTCACCTCTGGGAGCGGCAGGACGCGGGCGAGGTCACGCCGCTCGGCGACTTCGTAATGTCCGAGATCGACCTTCTAAAGCGGTCGAGTTTCCGCTGGTGCGATCTCTTCGGCGACGATGCGGCGCTGATCGCCAACGGCTTCAACGCCTGGGGCGGCGTCTTCTTCCTGAACGGCCGCTGGTACGGCATCGGGGGCATGCAGAAGCAGCGGCCGCATCTGCTGGCGATGGGCGAGCGCACCGTCTGTCTGGCAGCGGCTGACGACTGGCTCAACGAGCATGAGAGCGACGAGAGCGCCCACAAGACCCGCCGCTGGCTGAACCAGCCGCCGACCGACCGGCAGCTCGCCTTCCTGCCGCCTGAGTACCGGCAGGACTTCGGGCTCACTCGCTACCAAGCATCGGCGCTGCTCGCCTTCCGGTTCAACCGCGATGGTATTCGCGCGCTCGTCTTCGGGGCTGCCGATGCCGCGCCCGAAGCAGCGATCGGGAGGGCGGCATGAGCCATGGCCTCCGTCACCCCCATCACGTCCGAGGACCGTCGGCGGCTCTGGCATCCGCGTGGAACGCTCTGTGCTGTCTGCCGGCGACCCACCCGTGGTTTTGGCTGGTTCGATCCGGTGCGGTCGAAGCAGCCGCGCCCCTCGGTCTGGTTCTGCTCGATGGCCTGCCAAGGCTTCTGGACGCGCTTGGCGCGGGAGCGCTGGGCCATGGTTGATCTCACCGAACAGGAGAAGGCGGCGATCCGCGCCGCCATGAAGCCGGTCGCCGAAATCATGGAGGAGATCGGCTGGCAGGCGCGGTTCTCCGATCTCTCGGAGGCGCAGGTGCTCACGCTGATCGAGGTCGCCGTCGGCGGCTTCCAGGACGCCATGCACGCCATGGCGGCCGACGCCGACGCGGAGGTACCGTTCTGATGCTCGACTATAACCACCGACCCACCTGCTCTGAGCGCATCAACGCAGTCATTGACGAGGCGATCAAAGCCGCACGCGCCGCGACACCGTCACGGACCTATCTCGGCGGCTCCCGCCTCGGGCACCCGTGCGAACGCGCCCTGCAGTTCGAGTTCGCGGGCGCGCCCAAGGACGATGGCCAGGATTTCTCCGGCAAGACGCTGCGGATCTTCGAGATCGGGCACGCGCTCGAAGATCTTGCCATCCGTTGGCTGCGCGGTGCCGGGTTCGATCTCTACACCCGCAAGGGCAACCGTCCGGATGGTGAGCAATTCGGCTTCTCGGTCGCTGGCGGCCGCATCCGCGGCCATGTCGACGGAATCATCGCCGCCGCTCCCCAGCCGCTGAGCATCGGCGTTCCCGCGCTCTGGGAATGCAAGACGATGAACGCCAAGAACTGGCGCGAGACCGTTGCCAAGGGCGTGGTCGTGGTGAAGCCCGTCTACGCCGCGCAGGTCGCGCTCTATCAAGCCTACATGGAGGCGCAGGTCCCGGGCATCTCCGAGAACCCGGCACTCTTCACCGCCATCAACAAGGACACCGCCGAACTGCACCACGAACTCGTGCCGTTCGACGCGGGCCTCGCTCAACGGATGAGCGATCGCGGGGTGCGGATCCTGCAGGCAAGTGACGCCGGGGAACTGCTGCCGCGCATCGCTACGACCCGTGATTTCCACGAATGCCGCATGTGTCCATGGGCGGAACGCTGCTGGGGGCTGCCGGCATGAGCGAGAACAACATCGTCTCCCTCGACGCGTGGCGCGACTTCAACGACGCCGCCCCCCAGACCGATCCTTTCGAGATCGAACCGGATCCCGAGCAGATCGCGGTCTTTCTCGATGTCGTCTTCGGCTATTGCGAGGGCTGGGTTCCGCTGCGCGGGTTTGTCGATAAGGGCCAGGGCATCGACGGCCGCCCCCATAACGCCTGGATCGAGATCGACGACAGCCTGCTGGAAAAATCCGTCGCCTTCGCTGGCTGGGCGGCGCGAGAGGGCGCTGCCTTCTATGTGGTGCCGGGAACGGTCGCGGAGACCGGCAAGGCCAAGGCCGCCGACGTCCTGCAGATGCAGACGGTTCTGGTCGATCTCGATGCGGGCGACATCGTCGCCAAACTCGACCACCTCATCCGGCATCTCGGCGAGCCGACACTGCTTGTCGAAAGCGGCGGCCGGACGCCGGACGGTCTCGACAAGCTGCATGTCTGGTGGCGATTGAGCGAACCGGCCGAGGCTGAGGACATCGCGCTTCTCTGTCGTCTGCGCGGCGACATTGCGGTCAAGGTCGGCGGCGACACCCATTTCCGATCAGCCCACCAGCCCATCCGTCTGGCTGGCTCTGTCTATCACAAGGGCGGGTTCAAGCGGCTGGTCAACATTCGCCGGCACAGCCCGCGCGTCGAGGTCCACCTGCGCGATTTCGCGGAAGCAGTCGATACCATGCCGCCACTTGCAGGAATGGGATCAGAGCCTGGACCGTCGAACGACAAGCCCTCGATCACAGAGATCCTGACCACCCCGGTCCGCGAAGGCGGCGAAGACGACTGGACGCGCTTCCAGGGCGCGAGCGCTGCCATCGGCCACTATGTGCGGATGGCCCATGATGGGCGCATCAGTCGCGACGAGGCATGGGAGGCGATCTGCCAATACAACGCCGCCCAGCTGCGACCGAGCTGGCCGCTGGAACGGCTCGCTTCAGAAGCGCAGCGCCTCTGGCGGTTGCACGAGGAACGCCACGGCCCAGCGCTCGAACGGCTCTCCGCTCCACCCATGTCGGCGTTGCCGACCTTCACGCTTGGCGCGCTCCTCGACGATACCAGTCCGATGCCGGATGACATCATTGCACCGCGCGTGCTGACGCCGGGCGGCATGCTGGTGCTGGGCGGCGCGCCCAAGGTCGGCAAAAGCGACTTCCTGATCAGCCTTCTGGTCCACATGGCAGCGGGCGTGCCGTTCCTCGGCTTCGCGCCAAGCCGTCCTTTGCGGATCTTCTATCTGCAGGCTGAGATTCAGTACCACTACCTGCGCGAACGCCTTCAGGCGATCCGGATCGATCCGGCGCTCCTGGCCGCGGCCCGCGACAATCTCGTCGCCACCCCGAAGGTACGCATGCTGCTTGATGCAGGCGGCGTGGGGCTGACCATCGCCGCTGTCCGCGCCCATTACGGGCACGGCACACCTGACATTCTGTGCATCGACCCGATCCGGAACCTCTTCGACGGTGGGCCCGAAGGCGGCGGCGAGAACGACAACACGGCGATGCTCTTTTTCCTGCAGGAGCGGGTCGAGGCGCTGCGCGATGCCGTGGCCCCGGATTGCGGCCTCATCCTTGCCCACCACACACGCAAGATTACGAAGAAGCAGCTCGTCGAGGATCCGTTCATGGCACTCTCCGGCGCCGGGTCGCTACGCAGCTTCTACAGCTCCGGCATCATCATGCACCGGCCCGACGAGGACCGGCCCGAGCGGATGCTGCATTTCGAGCTGCGCAACGGCCCCGGCATCGAGCCCCTGATCATCGACAAGGCCGATGGGCGCTGGGTGGTGCTGGACCGGTCCGGCGAGCGCCTTGTGCGCCGCGAATTTGGCGAGAAGCTGGACGCCGAACGGACCCGGAAACACGACGTCATCCTTCAGCTGCTCTTTGACGAGGCTGAAGCTGGACGGCTCTTCACGGCTCTGCAGTTCGCGGAGAGCTTTGAAAACCAGGCTGGGTTGGGCGGCAAAGATACCATCCGCGAGCGGATCAGCGTGCTGGCCACCAAGGGCTTCATCAAGTTCGTTCGTGATGGTGCGCCGTTCAGCCTGCCGACCTCGCGTTCCAAGTTCGGCTATCTCTGCGTCGAAGGCATGACGTTCCCGACCGG